CTGATGAAACCGCGCGCCTGGTACCGCTTCCAGAACGCCGCCGACGATCCGTCCGTGGTCGACATTCACGTCGTCGACATCATCGGCGACTGGATCGACGAACTGGTCAACGAGTTCTACGGCTTCAAGGCCACGCTCACCGCGAAGAGTTTCCTTGATCAGCTCGCGCAGTTGGACGCCAGCGTCAAGACGATTCGCCTGCATATCAACTCCCCTGGGGGCGATGTGTTCGCGGCTCTGAACATCGCGAACGCGCTTCGCGATCAGCAGCTCTCGAAGGGGCGCACCGTCGACACGGTCGTGGACGGCCTCGCCGCGAGCGCGGCCTCGATCATTGCGATGGCCGGCAAGACCGTCACGATGGCCGACAACGCCCTCCTGATGATCCACGCGCCGTGGAGCGTTGCTGTCGGCAACGCGTCCGACATGCGGAAGGCCGCTGAGACGCTCGACACGGTCCGCAACACGATCGTCGCCACGTACAAGTGGCACTCGCCGAAGACGGACGATGAGATCGTCGCGCTGATCGAGGCCGAAACGTGGATGTCGGCCGACGAGGCGCTCGAGCACGGCTTCGCCACGGACAAGATCGAAGGACTCCAGGCCGCCGCGAGCATCGACCCGCGTGGGATCGCCGCGATGAAAGTGCCCGAGCAGTTCCGGGCGCGCGTCGAGGCGCTGCTGAAGAAGGAAGACCCGGCGCCGGTGGCCGGCGACCCGAAGGCGATCGCGAAGGCGTGCAAGGATGCCGGCTTCCCCGAGTTCGCGGAGGAGCTGATCGGTCAGTCGATGGACGCCGTGACGGCCCGGATCGCGGCGGCGACTGCGGAGCGCACGACGCGCGAGGCCCGCGCCTCGGCCATCCGCGCGCTCTGCGCGACCGCGAAGCAGGACGACCTCGCCGAGACGTTCATTACCGGCGGGATCTCCGTCGACGCGGTCAAGGCGACGCTCACGAACGTCACCGCGCAGTTGGCCGGCACGGAGATCGACAACAAGATTCCCGATCGCGATCAGGCGGTGACCATCGCGCAGGGCTGGAAGAAGGCCGCCGCGCAGGTCAAGTCCAAGTTCGGTAGGTAGAGCGCCCGTCAGTAGGAGGACAGGATGTCGACGAAGACCGAAGGCCAGCACACTGCCGAATTCCTGGTCAGCGAGGCGCCGGGCACGCTCAGCCGCGACGAAGGCACCGTCTACGTGCCGGCGAACACCACGCTGCAGGGCGGGACGGTGCTCGGCCAGCAGTCGCAGGGCGGGCGCTACGGCCAGTACGACGAGACGAATTCGGACGGCACGCAGGTCGCCGCCGCGATTCTCTACAACGAGATCGTGAACGACACCGACGCGGCCATCGACGCGGCCTGCACCGTGGTCAACCTGAACGCCGAAGTGCGCAGCGCGTCACTGGTGTTCGCGGACAGCGTGGACGAAGCCGGCGCGATCGCGGATCTGCTCACGCTCGGCATCAAGGCGCGGTAGGCGGTCGGACCGAGGCGGCTGGGGGTTTCAGTTCGGCAGCCTGTCACCGACAGGCAGGAGAAGATCAAAGATGGCGACGCTGGACGTCTTCAAGGCTGACGCATTTTCGATGATGGGCCTGCTTGCAGCCATCGAAAACGCCGACTACAACCCGCAGTACCTCGGGTCGCTCAACCTGTTCCAGGACGAGTACCCCGACACGCGCGTGGTCGGGATCGAATCCCGCGATGACGTCCTGGCGCTGATCCAGACGTCACCCGTCGGCGCGCCGTTGGCCGAGAAGGCCGAGGACAAGCGGAAGGTGCGGAACTTCAACACCTTCCGGATCGCCAAAGGCTCCACGATCATGGCGGAGGAGCTCCAGGGGATTCGCGCCTTCGGCTCGACGACCGAGATGGAGCAGATCCAGACCAAGGTCGCGCGCCGCCTCAACCGGATCGTGGCGGACGTCGAGCTGACCTGGGAGCACATGCGCCTCGGCGCCGTGCAGGGCATCCTGACCGACGCGGACAACACCACGCTGTACAACTTTTACAGCGAGTTCGGTGTCTCGCAGCCGGCGGTCGTCACCTTCGACTTCTCCGCGCTGACGGCCGGCCAGGTCCGGCCGAAGATCGAAAGCGAGATCACGCGGCCGATGATTCGCGCTGCGAAAGGCGCCTTCACGACCGGCGCGCGCATCATCGCGCTCGTCGGCGACGACTTCTGGGACGAGTTCATCAATCACGCCGAGGTGCGGGCGACGTATCTGAACTACACCGCCGCGGCCGCGCTGCGCGAGCCGACCGCATTCACGTCGTTCAACTTCGCTGGCGTGGAGTGGGTCAACTACCGCGGCACCGACGACGAATCGACGGTCGCGATCGGGGCCGACGAGGCCAAGTTCTTTCCGGCCAACGCGCCCGGGATCTTCCAGGTGGCGTGGGCGCCGGCGGAATTCATGGATACGGTCAACATGCCGGGGCGTCCGATGACGCCGCTGATGCTGACCGACCCGTCGGGTCGCAACGCGTGGGCGCGGGTCGAGGTCTACAGCTACCCGCTGTACATCTGCACGCGGCCGCTGACGCTGCGCCGCGCTGCGCTGTCGTAAAGGCCGGACGAGCGTGGCCGCGGATCTGCGGGTGCCGTTCTCGACGGCGCAGGGCGCCTTCGGGATCGCCGCCACGGTTCGACGGTCCGGGGAAGACCCGATTGAGACCACGGCCGTCTGGGTGCCGCCGATCCCGCAGGAGATGCCGCTGGGGGGCGAGCTCCACCGGCAAGAGCCGCTCCGGGTGATCGCGCTGCCGCTTGACGAGGTGCCGACGCTGCCACGCGGGACCTTAGTCGATGCAGCAGAGGCCGAGGGCCAGACGGTGCAGACCTGGAAGGTCGACGGCCCGGAGCGATTTGAGTTCGACTGCGTGCGGGTGGTGGTCGTCCCGGTGACGGAGAGCACGTAGCGTGGCGTCGCGGCGGCAGACCCTCCTCGAGCTGTTCAAGACCAGGCTCGACGCGATCGACGGGACGCCGGTGCTGTTGGGCGAGACGCCGGTCTTTGGGAAGGACGATCCGGATACGGCGATCGTCATCCTGCCCGGCGACGATGCGGTGAAGCAACAGGGGAAGGCGATCCTGCTCGTGTTGCCGATTGAGCTGCACCTGCTGGCGAAGGTCGACTCCGACGCGCCGTGGGTGGCCATCGAGGAGTTGCTGGCTGCTGTGAAGACCGCGATCGAACTGGACGACGACCTGCTCCGCGCGAACGATAAGAACGCGTTCCAGCGCGGTCCGACGCGCACGCTCCCGCGTGAACCGGGCAGCACGGCGATCGGGGCCGTCCTCACTTTTTTTTATACCTACAGTGAAACGTGGGGGACGCCGTGACCGTCTCGGTCGCCGTCCGCAACACTGGGCCGCAGATGTTCGCCCGGATCAAGGCGCGCGCACCGCAGGCGATCGCGCGAAGCCTCAACCGAGCGGCGGTCAGTGCGCGCGTTGTCATGGTCCGCGAGATCGCCAGGGACCTCAGCATCAAGCAAGGCGATGTCAAGATCCATCACCACGAAGCCAGCCCAGCCAAGCACGCGACGCGCTTGTCGGCCAGCCTGAAGCGGATCCCGCTCATCAAGTTCGGCGCGCGTGGTCCTGAACCGTCGCGCGGCCGCGGCACGGGTGTGACCGCGCGAACGCGCACACGTCGCTATCCGCACGCCTTCATCGCGACGATGAAGAGCGGGCACAAAGGCGTGTTCCAGCGTATGCGGACGTCGCGGCTGCCGATCCGGGAGTTGTTCGGGCCGTCGATCGGCCACGTCTTTCGCAAGTATCGCCCGCTCGGACTCGCGCGGGCCATTGAGTCGTTCAACAAAAACCTGCAGGCGGAGCTGAAGTTCGCCCTGCGAGGCTAGAGGAGCGTCATGGCACCGACCAATACCGCGCCGTTCGAAGTCATCTGCGCTCCGTTTCGCATCTACCGGGCGGCCGTCGGGACGACGTTTCCGTCCGTCAGCACGGCCGAGTCGTCGTTCCCGGCGGACTGGGAACTGATCGGCACGAGCGGCGATCTGAACTACGACCGCGGCCAGGGTGTCATGGTGTCGATGCCGCGGGAGATCACGTTCTGGCGGTCGGTCGGCGACGCTGGATCGCGCAAGGGCTTCCCGACGACCGAGGATCTGAAGGTCAAGGTTCGACTCGTTGACTTCTCGCTCGAAGGATTCAGGTCCGCGCTCAACGACAACGACATCACGGAGACGGCGGGCCAGAAGAAGATCGGCCTGTCGCGTGGATTCAGCCTGGCGACGCACGCGCTGCTCGTCCGCGGCATTTCCCCGTACGAGGATCAGGCCAACGCGCAGTTCGAGATCCCGCTGGCGGCCGTCTCGAGCAGCTCTGAAGTGAGCCTCTCGAAACCGGGCGAGCCGGCGGCGTTCGACCTGGAGTGGACGGCGCTTGTCGATCCGGACGCGACGGATGAAACGGAGCGGTTCGGTCGGCTCGTCGCTCAGGATTCGTCGGTCACGTAGCGAGGTCGGCATGGTGCCGACGGAGACCGATCTTGTCGCATGTGTCGCACGGCTCCGCGTTGAGGTGCGGCAACAGAAGAAAGCGATCCGAGAGCAGCAGGCCGAACTTCGGATGACGGCTGCCAGGCTCGCGGACCTTGAGCGCGAATGTCGCGCACGGGGGATCAAGCTCGTCGTCGTTCCAGCCCATCGACCGGGCGTAGAGGTAACTCATGGCCCAGCAGACCGCCCCCATTCTTGATCTTGGCACTCTCGCTCCACGTCCGATCATCCTGATCGACAAGAAGCGCTACGAGCTGCGCACCTCGAACGAGTTCACCTGGCTCGTGTACTCGAAGCTGCAGGGCAAGTACCAGCGCCTTGGGAACCTCCTGAAGGCCAGCCGGAAGTCGGCGAAGCAGTGGACCGAGCAGACGCGCCTCCAGGCCGAATTCGTGCGCGAGATCCTGATCGCGCCGGATGCCATCCACGCGCGGCTCGGCGACTTTGAACGTCTGGAGATCATCCGGGCTTTTTTTCAGCAGGTGCGGACGAAGGGTCGCGCTGCGCCAGCACCGAACGGGACGAGCCGAGCGACGAAACAGACCTCGACCTAATGGCTCGACTCCTACGCTTCTACGGCGGCAACCCGGTGCAGTGGCTCGCGGAGCTGCCGCTCGGGGTCGTGCGCGCCTGCGCCCGGATGGTGCCGCGACTCCAGGCCGAGGAAGCCTTCGCGGGTATGACGGTCCATACCGGCAACGTCCCAGAGGACGCGTTCAAGGCGACCACGGAGCGCTGGCGGGCCGCGCTCCAGCCGATCGGGGCAAAGGCGCGCCGGCGCGCGGCCGATCCGCGCAGGCTGTCGGCGATCGGGATCGGATACCGGCGCGTGAAAGCGACGCCGCGAAAGCAGGCCGATGGCGAGTAGTGCCGAAGCTGTCCTCGACATCCGCGCGAATGGCGCGTCGTTCTTCACCGACGTCGACAAGGCGGAGAAGAAGTCGCAGTCGCTCGGCAAGGAGTTCGAACGCGTCGGGAAACAGATCGAGGGCTTCGGGAAGAGTGCCGCCGGCCTCAGCTCATTGCTCGGAACGTTCGCGAGCGTGTTGAGCGTGGGCGCCCTGATCAACTTCGGGAAGTCCGTCATTGCCGATGCCGACGCGCTGATGCGGATGCACGATACGACCGGGATCACCGTCGAAGGGCTGCAACGCCTCCAGGCCGCCGCGGATGACAGCGGGAACACGCTCGACGAATTGACCTCCGCGATCACGAAGATGGAGGACAAGCTCGCGAGTGGGGACAGCTCCGCCGTCTCCGCGCTCCGACAGCTCGGCTTGTCGCTCGAAGACCTCAAGCGGATGTCCCCCGATCAGCAGTTCATGGAGATCGGCGAGGCCATCAGCCAGATCGAGGATCCCGCGCAACAGGTGCGGATCGCGATGGATCTGTTCGGGAAGAGCGGCGCCGAAGTGTTGCCGACGCTCAAGCGCGGCTTCGAGGATCTGCGCGAAGCCAGCGTCGGGATGAGCCGCGAAACCATCGAAAATATGGACACGCTTGGCGACGCCTGGACGGCGCTGGGGCGGAAGGTCAAGGCTGTCGGCGCTGATCTGCTGGCGTCGACGCTGCCCGCCGTGATGCGCGCGGCCGCCGAAGTGAAGCGCTTCAAGGATCAGGTCGAAGGGATCAAGCCGCCATCGCGTGTCGAGGGTGCAAAGGCGCCCGCAATCTCGGTCGAGGAAGAGCGTCGCGCGATTGATGACCTGAACGACTCGCTGCGTGAGGCGGAAAAACAGCACCGGAAAGTCGAAGCGGCGACCAAAAAGGCGGCCGAGGCAGCCGAGCGCGCGGCCGAGGCTGCGAAGCGGTTCGCCGAGTCGGCGCAGCCGCTCAGCTTCAAGACCTTTAAGGAGGATGCGTTCCCGCTGGTCGGCCTAATGGCGGATCTGTCGAAGCAGGTGGAGAACTTCCGACAGAGTCTTGAGCCCGACGAGTTGCTGGCCGTGCAGGACGCGACCGAGGGCCTCGGCTACGAGATCGAGATCACCAGCACCGCCATCGAAGATGACTTCATCCCCGGCATGGCCAAGCTCGGGAAGACGACCGGCGCCACGGCGAAAGAGATGAAGGGGTTTAGAGATTCACTAAAAGATATTTTCTCCGGCGATTTCAAATCTGGCTTTAAGGGACTCGGAGAAGCGGCGCTCAACGCGATCGACCCGACCATTGTCCTGAGCAACCTCGTGAGCGATGGGATCAGTCGTCTCAACAAACTGGTCGAAAAGGGCGTGAGCTCGCTGTTCCGCACGATCTTTAAATCGGAACAAAAGGAAGTGAATCGCACGCGCCAGGCGTTCGTGGACGCCGCCGGTGGGATCGATGAACTGAATCGCCGGGCCGTGCGTGCCGGCGTCTCGCTCGATGCGCTCCTGAACGCGAAGAAGGTGAAGGACTACGAGCAGGCCGTGCGCGATCTCAATGCCGCCTTCGAATTCCAGGATCAGGCGATGGAGGATCTCGCGCAGACCGTCGCGAAGTACAAGTTCTCGATCCAGGAACTCGGCCCGGCGCTTGAGCGGCAGAACCTCGACAAGATGGCGCAGGAGATTTACCACGACTGGCGGATCCTCGCGGCCGCCGGCATCGATATCGCGGCGATCGCGCGCGAGATGGGGCAGAACATCAACGACTTCGTCCAACGCGCGATCAAGAGCGGATTCGAGATCCCGGAGGCGATGCGCCCGATCATCGAAGAGATGATCCGCCTCGGGCAGCTCACCGACGAAGCCGGCAACAAGATCACCGACATCAATCAATCGGGGATTCGGTTCTCCATGACCATGACGCAGGGGTTTCAGGCGCTCATTCGCGCCGTCGACAACCTGACGCGGGCGATTGCGCGGGCGCTTGGGATCTCGATCGACCTCGGCAACGAGTGGCGCGGTATGCCGCCGCCGCCAGGATTCCCGGGCGACGGCGGACCCGGTGAACCGCCCGGGCCGCCTCCCGCGCAGGCGCTCGGCGGCTATTACCAGGTGATGCGCCCGCAGACGTTCCTGGCGGGTGAAGCGGGCCGTGAGGACGTCGTGTTCGGCGGTGCCGGGCGGAACCTCGCGCGCGACGTCGCGACAGAGTTGGCACGCGTGCTGCCGACGCCGAGCGCGGCGCATATGGGCGCGACGACGATCAACA